AATGGCGGATGAGGTTATTGGTATGGAAGATACTTTACCAGCAGAAGTATGGGACTTAAGGTTGGGTCCTGTAATTTGGGAAAAATTTTTAGAGGTATATCCGGATAACTTTTTTGATATGGAAGAACAAAAAAGAATCAAAAACTATTTTTATTTTAAATTTGTAAGTTTAGAAGCGGAAGAATTTCTTAAATTAGCTAAAGAGATATTGTCTGGTTCCCAAAAAGGGAAAGACCAAGTTAAGAAAATGGTTGATGATATTGTTAAACAGTTAAAACAGGAAGATTATGAAGATGTTTCCGGTGAAACTCCTACACCTATAGACGATATACCACCCACTACAGATGTTGAAGAATTAGATATGGATACCATTTTAGATAAAATAAATAAAACTGGTATGGATTCTTTGACAAAAGCCGAAAAAGACTTTTTATATAACTTGTAAAGGGTTAATAATTTTACGATATTTATAGCATATGGACAAACAAGAGTTGATAAAAGAATATGCTAGGTGTTTACAAGATACTAATTATGCTATAAAAACTTATTTAGAAACATACGACAACACACAATCTAAATACGTACCTTTCGACCTATTTCCTGAACAGGAAATGATGTTAAAAAATTTCGAAAAGTATAACGATAACATCACTAAAAAATATAGACAAGCTGGTGTATCGACAGCTACCGCTGCATGGGTTTCTAAAAAATTACAATTTGCATCCAAGAATAAACCTGAAAAAATCCTTATTATTGCAAATAAATTAGATACAGCTTCCGAGTTCGCTAACAAAGTAAGGGGGTTTATAAATCAATGGCCTGATTGGATAAACGTTGGATTTTCTAAAGAAAAAGACTCTCAAAAACACTTCAAACTAAATAATGGTTGTGAAGTAAAAGCGGTTGCTACATCTGTAGATGCACTAAGAGGGTATACCCCCACAACACTTATATTTGATGAAGCTGCGTATATAGAAGCTGGTGACGATTTTTGGGCTGCTTGTATGGCCTCACTTTCTACAGGGGGTAAAGTTATAGTTATCTCCACACCTAATGGGTATGATAAAATATATTATGAAATATATGAACAATCTATTAAGGGGTTAAATAGTTTTCACATATCCGAACTACATTGGGAAAATGACCCTAGATTTACTAAAGATTTATTTTGGGTAAAAACTAAGGATATCGTACATTTTTTACTAAATAGGGAAGATTATAACGAAAAAGAATTTTTATATGAAAAAGAGTTAGATAAGTTTGAAGGTTTAATAAAGAGTGGTTATAAACCGTGTTCTTCATGGTTTGAAAGTATGGTAAAAAAACTTAAATATGATAGAAGAAAGGTTTCACAAGAGTTAGAAAGTGCGTTTTTAGGTTCTGGTGATAATGTTATTCCGGTAGAAACAATAGAACAAATAAAAGACATCCATATAATGGACCCTAAAGAAATGTATGTTGGTAATCAGATGTGGATTTGGGAAAAACCTAAAGAAGGTCATAGATACATTTTAGGTTGTGATGTAAGTAGGGGTGACGCCGAAGACTTTACCTCTATAGTTATAATAGATTTTGATGAGAGATGTCAAGTAGCAGAATATTTAGGAAAAATACCACCAGATTTGGCAGCTGATATAGTATATAAATGGGGGACAATGTATAAAGCTTATGTGGTTATAGATATTACTGGTGGAATGGGTGTAGCGACATCTAGAAAGTTACAAGAATTAGGATATAAAGATTTATATGTTGAGGGAACAAATACCGCTAATAAGTGGAAATATAACCACAATGTAGATAAAACTCCTGGTCTCGCCTTCAACAATAAAAGAACACAAATAGTAGCGTCATTTGAAGAGGCTTTAAGACATAAGTTTATTGTAAGGTCTAAAAGATTGTTAAATGAATTATATACTTTTGTTTATATAAACGGAAAACCCAACCATATGAAAGGTAAACACGATGACTTAATTATGGCTATGGCGATGGCTTTATACGTTGGAGAACATTCATTCACCCAATTACAAAAGGCCAATGAACTAACTAAAGCTATGTTAGATAGTTGGACAACTAGTAACACTGTCACTGAAGAAAGTCCCGCACCACAACAGAATAAACCTTTATTTGGGTTACCAGGAAACCAGAATACAGATAGTAAACAAATGTATAAAGATTATGGTTGGTTATTTGGGAAGGTCCGATAAAAAATGATTGACTATTTATAATATAATCAGTATTATTAATTAATATGGCAGAAAACTTAACAATATACCAAAGACTAGGAAAATTATTTGGACCAGAAGGACCCAACAGGACAGAACCTTCATACCAAAAGTTTAATATAGGTTCATCAGAAATACTTAAGACTGACTCTAAACAAGAGTTTGAGGAGAAAAAACTACAGATGCAACAATCTATGTATCTGTCAAACCAATGGCAAAAAATTGATAATGAACTATACACTAAGTCTATTTATTATGAACCGACTAGATTAGCATCTTACTATGATTATGAATCTATGGAATTTACTCCTGAGATTTCCGCAGCACTAGACATTTATTCAGAAGAGTGTACAACACCATCAGAAAAAGGTTATATATTAAATATATATTCTGAATCTACTCGAATTAAATCGATATTAGGTGACCTATTTAACAACATATTAGATGTTAATACAAATCTACCTATGTGGATTAGAAATACATGTAAATACGGGGATAATTTTGTTTACTTAAAAATTGATGCAGAAAAAGGGATAATAGGATGTAACCAACTCCCTAATATTGAAATGGAAAGAAGTGAAGGGCACAGTTATCTAAATCAACTAAATAATGATTCAGAAGACGACCATATTGTTAAATTTAAATGGAGAGAAAAAGAATTAACGTTTAACTCTTGGGAAATAGCTCATTTTAGATTACTAGGTGATGATAGAAGATTACCTTATGGTACTTCTATGTTGGAAAAAGCTAGAAGAATTTGGAAACAGTTATTATTAGCGGAAGACGCGATGTTAGTATATAGAACTTCTAGAGCTCCCGAAAGGAGAGTATTTAAAATATTTGTAGGTAATATGGATGATAAAGACGTGGAAGCTTACATCCAAAAAGTAGCTAATAAATTTAAAAGGGACCCAGTCGTAGACCCATCTAACGGAAATGTTGATTTAAGGATGAATCAGATGGCAGTTGACCAAGATTATTTTATCCCAGTAAGAGACCAAGCAGCAGCCAGTCCAATAGACACATTACCTGGTGCCACTAACTTAAGTGAAATCGCAGACATAGAGTACATACAGAAAAAACTTTTAGCTTCACTTAGAATACCAAAAGCTTTTTTAGGTTTTGAAGAGGTGGTTGGTGAAGGTAAAAATTTAGCATTATTGGACATTAGATTTGCACGTACCATAAATAGAATACAAAAAGCTATCATACAAGAACTCAATAAAATAGCGATTATTCATTTATATGTTTTAGGTTTTGAGGATGAATTAGAAAATTTTTCATTAGGATTAACTAACCCATCTACACAAGCGGAGTTATTAAAGTTAGAACAATGGCAAACTAAAATTACCCTGTATAAAGATGCAGTAGGTGACCCTGGTAGTGGTATTGCACCTGTTTCAGCAACATGGGCAAAGAAATTTATATTAGGGATGAGTGATGAAGAAATTAAATTAGACTTACAACAACAAAGATTTGAAAAAGCTCTAGCTGGAGAATTAGAAACAACAAAAGACACCATAAAGAAAACAGGACTATTCAATACCGTAGATAAATTATATGGTGAACCACCTACAGAAGAGGGTGGTGAGGTTTCAGCAGATGATGAACCAGGATTAGATGCTGGTAGTGAAGATGTAGCAGATTTTGATATGGGAGGGCCAGAAACTGAAGCTCCAGGAGCTGGAGAAGAAGTTACAGAACCAGTGGCCGCAGCAGAAACTTATAACCAAGAAAAAGGATTACCATTATTAATGGAAGAAAAAGGTCTATCTTTAGAGGGTTTGGAAGAAATAAGAAATAGAACTAATAGTAGTATTGATAGTATTAATAAAGAAGTTAACACATTATTAGAAGATTAAAGATATTTATTATAAAAATATATTTATGAAAAATTTCTCACACTACAAAACTAGTTTGGATAGTATCCTCGAAAATTCTTTTAAAAAAGATAAAATATTATTTAAAAATAACCTATCGGTTATTATGGGAGCAATGAAATTTTCCCAACCACTAAGAGAGTTTTTTACACTTTACAATGAAATAGAAAGTAAGGAATTTTCATCTAAAGATGAAAGTAAATCTTACTTAACTGAAGCGTTAAATTTTCTTAAAGAAAATAAAAGTGGGTTAAATAAAGTAGTGCCTATACTTGATAAAATTATTGATGATAGAAAAGAATTATGTGAGGATATAGATAATAATGTTTATAAAAAAATAGATAACATAGTTTTTAATACAAATATAAAAAATTTACAAACAATCGCAGAAGATAAAAACTATTTATGTGAAAATATGTCTAATCGTAAAACTAAAAAAATAACACGTGTGACAAACCCTAAAATACTTTCCAAAGTATTAAGTAAACATTATAAAGAAGCTTACGAAGGTACACTAAGTGAATCACAAAAAAATATTCTTAAAAATACTTTATTAATGACAGAAGATACATTAAATAAAGAATTTAAAAACATCAAAGACATCGCTATTAACACACTCAATAATCTAATTTCAGAATCTAAAGAAGATGAATTATCTATTAAATTAGTTGAGGTAAAAAATGAAATACTCACGTTAAATCCAACAAAAAAATCATATATTAAGGTTAGGGGCCTTGTAGAGGACTTGAAGTAAAGAGCTATATTTTTTATATTTTAGTATAAAAAATATTATATATGTTAAAACAAGGAAGAGAAGTAAAAACCCAATTATCAGAAGTATTTAGAACATCTTATGGTACAGTAGATATGTCTAATCTAAAGTCGATATTTGTTAATTTATCTACATGGGCAGAACCCCTAGAAGAAAAGGAGTCCTGGGTAAGACCAATCAAAAGGTTTGAAAATAAAATAAAAAATTCACTACACACACAATTAAAAGAAACACCTTTTAAAGAGAAAGCAATAGTAGATTTAGATTTACGTGCAAGTGGTATAAAAAGTGGTAAAAGAAGTTTTATGAGATGTGAGATAACATTATTCCTAGAGACTAAAAACAAATTTAATATAAAATCACCTTCTCTAGCAGACCCTATCAAAAACATAACAACAAATCTGATAGAAAAATCAATATTACCTTCACCCACATTTAAATTTCACAAATCTAAAAAATAAGACATATTTAATCTCTAAGTTTTTTGTTTTGTATTTATATTTATAAATAAACTAATTTATGAGAGTATTAGAAGCACGTGAAATAGGTCATGGTATATTAATTGAACATGACGGATACATTTCTCCTTTAGATAATAAAGAAGTGATTAAGGAGATAAGTGAGCCAACATTTGACGGGGAAATATTTATGAACGCAATTTTACAAAAATATGACACCCCTAACCGTAACGGAAGAATTTATCCAGAAAAAATATTAAAAAGAGAAAATGAAAGATACCAAGACATTATAGGTAAAGGAGCTGCGATTTCAGAATTAAATCACCCAGAATCTTCATTAATAGATTTAGATAGAGCTTCTCATATTATAACTAAAACTTGGTGGGATGGGAATAGATTAATAGGTAGATTAAAATTACTTACATCCCCAGCTTATTTAAAAGAAGGTATAATATCTTGTGTAGGTGACCAAGCCGCAAATTTATTAAGACAAGGTGTTACTTTAGGCATATCATCTAGAGGTGTGGGTTCGTTAACTAAAAACGGTGAATATAATGAGGTACAAGAAGATTTCGAATTAATATGTTTTGATTTAGTATCATCACCATCAACACCAGGGTCCTACTTATTTAAGGAAGACGAATCACCAGATACAGTAGATGAATCAAGTGAAGCAGTTACAAAAGTTGGTAAAGAAAATACTAATGTAAATAAGTCTTTAAACCTTATGTCTAAATTAGATAATTTCTTAAACAGATAATTCCCACCCAAAACTATTTAAATCAAGGATTTTTTACAAAAATTGTATATTTATAATAAAACCGCGTTTATGCACGCGGCTATATATAATAAACTTTTAAAAATAAAAAAAACGTGAGTGAATCAATTTTAGAAAAAGCGTTGCTCGAGGCGGAACAGTTGGAAGAAACTATGAAGTCTAATGCAAAAGAAATACTT